TACGCCCGTAACGCCGTTGACGCCAACGTTTGACAGGGTTTTATGCCAGCCGATTGTCTGGTCGATTTTGGCGCGCAGGCCAAGCGCGCGGGCGGTAGCCCAGGCCGTCGTCGTTGCGTTCGTGGCGGTATCCCATGCCAGAAAATCAGGATGGATAACCATCAGCTCGCGCTGGCTGAAGTTTTTGCGGTAGTCGATCGCTTCAGAGATGGTTTTACAACCCCACGCGCTGACATAGCCGAACGCGCGCAGGCTCTGGCACATGGCGGCCAGTGCGGTCGCCACTTCCTGAGAGTCCAGCCCCGGCACCCCGAGAATACGCGGCTTAACGCCGGTTACCGTTTTCGCGGTCAGAAGCGCCTTCAGGCCGGTGTACTTACCGTTTTCATCGGTGGTACCGATGATGTTGGAAACGGTCTGTTTGCGCGCCTCTTCCGGGGTTTCCGCGGTGCCTTCGGCCACACGAACGACAACGACTACAGGTTTGCACTGGTCGGCGATCGCCTGCAGAGCAGCGGACAGCGTCCCCGCCTTACCGGCTTTCGCAATCGCGTTTTGCACGTTGGTAATGAGCACGGGCTCGTTTAAAGGAAATGTCTTGTCGTCAGCATCGCTGGCCGTACAGACCATGCCGATGATTGCCGTCGAGACGGTGGAAATGGTGCGGGTGCCATCGTTGATTTCGATAACTTCCACGCCGTGGTGATAGTCGCCCATCCGGTTAACTCCTTCGTTTAGTGGTGAGGCTATTGTCTGTGGAGCGCGCGATTGATGCGACGTATTGGGGTTGGGGAAAGGATTACACAACAAACGAAAAACCCTCCGGATGGAGGGTTTGGGGTCAGGCAGGACGTTCTGGCCATTCAATCTCTGGTGACATGCTGAGATCCAGCCGGTTTAGCATCACCCGATAGCGTTTCCAGAGTAACAGCATGGCAGCTTCCTCGTCTGCTGCGATACCGAGATCGGAGGCATCCTGGAGGGGGGCAATAACATCCGAAGCTTCAGCAAGCAATTCACCTCTTCTGGTTTCCGCCTGTTGAATTAATTCCTCTCGGGTCAACTGGCGTGGAATAATTTTAGTGCCATTCCATACCCACTCGCCGTGTATATTCAGCCCTTCTGGCACGTCTGTTTGATCAACTTCGGAAACTGACATACCAAGAGGAAAGAGGCGATCAACCTGATTACTGAAAGAGCGAATAATATTATTTTTGTCGTAGCATATCTTTAGGGTGTCGGCCTGAAAGCGTGACATATGGTAATACCAATCAAGTCCCTCATCTGACTGAAGAAATATAGCGTTAAACAAGAAGTCTTTAAATTCTGGTTCATACTGAACGAAATTTTTAAGTGTAATCATGCTGTATGACCTACAGTAATCCATCCGATATTAGACATGTACTTCTGAATTGGGCGGTAAAAAATAGTATCCCCGCCGGGGTTTTGACCTTCAGCATTCCACCCCGTCATTGCGCAGCCAGCAGGTACCCGCTGCCAACCGTTTTGCGTAATAATAAATGCCCCCTCCGCCCCCATTGCGACATCACGGACAAAGTATTGCAGCGTCCAGTCCTGTCGTGCATAAGGGCTTAAATCCTGCTGAGGGGGTGGATTATTTGATGAGTAAACTCGTACTCTGCCACCAGATTCAAATACACCTTGCCCTGAATAGATATTTCCACTGTTCGCAATCGCGCCATCTGGAGCAATTGTTGCAAGAAGATGATTGTTGAGCCATATAGCAAATCCGGTGGTATCGGTGCCTCCCCCTCTCGTCAGGCCGATGGCCATTGAATTGTCATACCATTCAAACACCGCGCCAGAGACAATCCCACCCGTACCAGGCTGAGCACTTACAAGTGTCGCAGTGTTTCTTTCAGTTGGCAGCGTGCCCACACTGCTAAACCTGAATGTGCCGTTATAACCTCCGCCATTCGCTGACACCGCGCCAACCTCGTCAGGGGTGGGTTTATTTACGGCGTCATACTGTTTTGTCCATGGTGACCACGTACCGCTGTACAGCGTACGAATATATGAACGAGATCCAACATATATTCGGTAAACCTGTGTAATACCTGCGTGTTTAAAAATCTCAAGCGCCCCGGCAACAGCCTCAGGATAGTTTTTCCCGGTTTGCGCCTGCGCGTTTGAGGGTTGATAATACAGTCCCGGTGTGGTGTAGGCATTCAGATCAGCAGCATTACCGATTTCCACAGCCTGAACATTAAAAATATCCTGGGCGGTAATACTGATATCTTCCGTCAGAGTATGTCCGTTAACCTTTCTTCCTGATGGCACACGACCATTAGCATTATCATTAGCAGCCTTTACCGCTTTCGGCGTCGCAGCCAGCACTTCTGAGGAGCTGTCAGTCGCACTACTAAGCTGGGTAAATCCTTTAGCCGTTAGCGTGGCATCAGGATGGCGGCGAGACTGTTCATGATCTTCGAACTTCTCATCCACGTACTCCTGGGTCGCCATTACCGTAGACGTATCTATAGAGAGCTCGACAGAGGCAATATCACTGACCATGATCACCATTCTCACGGTCTGCGCACGCCCAGATCCCTCATCTAACAACGGCTTATAACTTTCCGCCATGTTCCCGACTGCGATCAGTGTACCCGTATCATCATAGAGACCCATTTCACGCATCCAGAAACCGCCGGTTTCAGGAGGAATGAGAAGTTCTGCGATCACATAGTTAAGCTTTTTATGGTCCTGGCTGATTTTATTCAACGTATAGCGCCAGACTTCATTCACCAGCTTCGTCTGTCCGGCGTCGGGCGTCGGCAACACACCGCCACCGTCACCCACCGCCATCGCCGTAAAATTGACTTTCTTCCCGTTCGGGACGGTCGCTGCTGCCAGTTTTTCGGCACCGGCTTTGGTGATAACCGTTTTATATTTCACTGTCATTGTGCTCTCACTTATCCGGGATAAACCGTGATGATGTCGCCGTCATAGCTCAGGGCCCCGGTATAGAGATAACCCGGAATGTCCTGGATGATATTCAGGCCAATAAGGTGGCGGCTGGCAGGCTTCGCATCGGCGATAAGCCTCTCCATTTCGTAATACATTTCCTCGGTGATACCCGTGTCTAACACGCCGATATCAAGGCGGAAGGTGCCGGGCGGATCGTTGGTTTGCCACCACTCGGTGACGTTAATCAGATAGCCGAGCGGCTCCACCACGCGGCGCACGGCGCCAATCGTTCCCTTGTGGGCATGAATAAACCACGCTGCACGGATGACATCCCGCTTGGTGGCCTCTGGCCAGTTCTCATCCCAGCGGTCAACCGAAAACGCCCACGCCAGCCAGGGCAGCAGATTCGCCGGGCAGGTGTCAGCACTCCAGAGATGGCGCAGCGGAACGGGCGTATTTTCGATGTCCGCACAGGCGCGCGCCGCCGCCACCTCAAGCGGCGACGAACCAACCGGTAGAAGACGGGTATTACTCATCGTTCCCCCCCACGGTTACGCTGTAGTGGCTGCACCATGAGGCCTGAGTTTCATCAAGCACGATGTCAGCCGCGGGTGCGGTGAGTTCCACGCGCTGCACCCCTTCAACGTGAAGGGCGGCGTAAATGGCTGACTTGCGGATATCGCGTCCAAGCCGGTGCTGGGCCGTGATATAGGCCTGTAGCCGGGCCCTTGCCGCATTGAGTACCGGCTCACTTTCGGGACCGGGAAAAAGGAAAAGCGATGCTTCAATGCTGTAGTCAACTATTTTGGCCGACTGGACGGTGACGCGGTCGGCGACAGGCCTGACGTCCTCATCGTTCAGCGCATTGCGAACAACGGTGAGCAGTTCCTCGGACGCCACGCCGTTATTCTCCCGGGAAAGCACGGAGACCGTGACGTTTGCGGGCTGTGGGCTAATTACGGAAATGTCAGCTACCCGACCATCTGCACTCCGACCATGAAACTGATACGCGCCCGTCGAACCGGCCACGCTCAGCCCTTCCGGCGCCTGCTGGATGCGCAGACGAAAATCGGTATCGGACTCCATCACGGCCGGCGTGGGCGGGAACGTGGTGTCATCGGCAGGGGTAATGACCAGACGCGCAAGGTTAGCGTTTGCCCCAATCTGGTCCAGATCGCGGCCCGCTGCATAGGCCAACATAACCGCACGCGCAGCCTCATTAACCCGCTGGCGCCAGATGACTTCCCGGTAGGCGTTCTCCTGCAGCAGCTTCACAATCGGCTCGGATTCCAGGGTCAGCGTCCGTGCAATCGCCTCTCGCTCCTCTTCCGGATAGAGGGAGACAAAGGTGGCCTTTCGTTCTGCCAACAGCGTTTCATAATCCACCTCCTCCACGACATCAGGCGCGGCGAGCTGGCTCAGATCAACAATAGCCATAGCGTTTAACTCAGTGAAATGGTGATAGAAAAGGATTGCCCGGAGGTCGGGCGCGTGCCGGTGATATCGACATACAACGTCCCGTCGTTCTCCGAACGCTCGAAAGTGATGGCTGTCAGGCTTATCCGCGGCTCCCATTTCTGGATGGCGGAATAGCATGCGGCCATGATTTGCAGACGCAGCGCCGGGCTCTGCGGCCGGTCGATCATCGCCGCCAGCAGCGAGCCGTATTCCCGGCGCATGACCCGCGAGCCGATCGGCGTAACCAGAATGTCGCGCACGCTTTGCCGGATGTGTTCAGCCTCTGAAATGCTCAGCCCGGTCTGCCTGTTCATCCCCCTGTAACGCACCGTCATTGTGTCCCCTTAGTCCAGCTTCCGCCGCTTTGCACACTGCCGTGCGCGTGGTTGTCCACCTGCACCCCGTTGGAGGTGAATTTACCGCCGGAATGCTCAATATTTCCGGCCATCACGCCGCCCTTCTGCACTTCAAGAGAGGCGGTAATTAACCTGTTGGTACACACCACTTCAGGCGTATCCAGCGTGATGCGGGACGTTGACGTCACCCGCACCTCCGGCACGGTGGCGGTCAGCGATTCAGAGGCGGTAATATCGGCCGTTTTAATGCCAGCAACCGTCAGCGCCCCGCGCTCGGGTTCGTACTCGATGACCGCGCCGTCCGGAAACGAGACGTGGAACGCGTCAGGTGACCCGGACGGCGCCGGATGGTCGTCAGAGAAAATGCCGGGCAGCACAAAGGCGGTATCAAGCTCGCCGCCGATGGCCAGCAGCAGCACCTGCTCTCCCTCGGAAGGAGCCCACCAGACGCGCGAACGTCCCGCACGACAGGTTAGCCAGTTCAGCCAGGTGGTTTTCATCCCGCCGGTCTGGACACGACAAAGCCCTCTGTTGAGGTCAACATCGGTCACAACACCGATACGAATAAGATTGCGGATCGCGCGAGCGATGCCGTTCATGGAAGTTAATGTATTCATGAGAAGAGAATGCCGTTCAGGAGGAACGGCAGCAACGAGACGGGGTTTTCTGCGGGATGATACAACAAGCGGTCAAGACGGCAGGCGAAAGGCGGCCTTCAGCGCGGGGAACTTAGTCCTCCCACTGGCTGACCAGCTCGCCGTTGATGTACAGCGCCTTCGGCCGCGTGACGGGCTCCGGCAGCGGCGGCTCGGGGGAATACGTCGCGTGCAGAGCGCCCTGATCCTGGGAAACAAGAATACGCTCGGTTAATTGCACGCTGATGGTGATATCCATCGTATCGTCATCGTTTAAGACGATCGCGAAGGTGTAACCGTTTTTGCGTCCTTCATCGAGGGTAAAAATATCCGGCTGGTTTTCCCGAAGCCAGGCCAGCACCGGGACGAAAAATCCCTCGCTGTCGCCGGTGAAGCCGCTAACCTTCGCGTTCAGCGCATACCGCTTTTCAAAGGAGAGCGAGGAGGCCTGGCGGGCGTCAATATTGCCGCCTCCGACCGACATCTGCAGGCGCTCCGGGTTGGCATTGAGTTGGGGGATCGCGTCAATTAATGCCTGACGCAGGCTCTTGAGTTTGTGCATCGAGTTTATCCTGACAGTCTTTGATGGTTTCAACCTGCAGCGCGCAGGCGATAAGGGCGTATTCCAGCCTGCGAATATCCGCGCTGAGATCGCCGTTAGTGGCGGGCTCGCTTCCCGGCATCGGGCAGCGGCTCACCTTCGGGCAGGCGTTGTAAACAATGGGCTGCGGAGGCGCAGGCGGTGCGGGTGTGCAGCCTGCGGACAGCATCAGGCAGCTGAGCGGTATACCAGCGGCGTAACGCTTCATTTTCATTGAGTAATCTCCCGATAGTCGCTTCCCGTCTTGCCCTCTCCTCGCCCGCGGTAACAAGCTCCTCACGGAGCCTGACCTGGGCATTTTCATTTGCTCTGGCCATCCGCTGCGACAGGGACAGCTGCTGGTTAAGCGTGGCGAGGGCCGTTTTTTGCTCGCTGGCGACCCGGTTGGCCGTAGCCAGGGAGCGGGACAGGTTCAGGTTGTCATGACGAAGCCACAGCGTGATGGCCAGCAGCCCGGCCAGCGCCAGCATGAGGGTTCTCACGGCAGCCCCTTCATGCACCAGGCCTTCTCGCGGACGCGACGATTTTCCAGCCCGGCATTTTTGACGCCGTTGACGTACACCCAGCGGGTAAGCTGCCCGCATGCCTGCGGCCACTGTTTGCGTTTGATAAAGGACACCAGCGTCGAACGGCAGGCGGCACCTGCGCCGACATTAAAGGTAAAACTCACCAGCGCGTCGTAGACCCGGGGCGGCATCTCTACCGGCGCACACGCCGCCAGACGCCGCTCAACGTTGAGCACATCAGCGACCAGATTTACCGCGGCCTCACGCTCGGTAATGTCCCGCGTCGGCACAACGTTTGCCGTGTGCCCAATGCCTGACGTCCATACGCCGGCGCTACACCGGTAGGGCGAAAGGCGACATCCTTCGAGATCGGCAATCAACGCCAGCCCCTCCGGGGACGTTTTCAGTAATCGAAAGTCAGGCATCAGCACCGCCAGGGCCAGCACGCCAGCGACGCTGCAACGCTTAATGATTGAGTTCACGAATGCTCTTCTTATCGAGGCCCAGAGACTGGAGATAGCGCCAGGTTTTTCGCTTAAACCAGTAATTCGTCAGCGCGGTAAAAATGGCGCAAAGACTCCCCACGTACAGCGCGACTTTTTCAGGAGACATCGCCCCGAACCAGGCCAGCGCCACGGCCAGCCAGTAGGCGATAAACGTGGTGATTTTCTCCAGGCTCAGTCCCATAGGTTTACGGATTCTTTTGTGGGGGCGCTATTCACCTCCGGCATCTCTACCGGCGTGCCGTGAGGCAAGATAACGCCTAACTCCGCGAGGCCAGGATTGGCCTTCAGAACGGCTTCAACGACGCCAGCCGTGCGCCCATAAAAGCGGGCGCAAACGGCATCAAGCGTGTCCCCCTGCATTGCATAGATTTTCATCAGACGCTCCCAACATCCGGTTTCCAGGTACCGTAGAGTTTCCCGGGCCAGCAGGCTTTTCGCTATCGCTGACGGATGGACAATCGCGGGCACAACAGATCGTCCGCAAGAGGCGAAGCGTGATTCAACGGAAGCGCAAAACAGGAATGAGGGTGTTGGTACGGGCGATGACGCCGGGGCTAGCGCCAGCTCTCGTCTTCCCAGACTTCCCGGAGGATAGCGTCCAGCGCCTCGCGATCGGCTTCTTTTTCAAGCCCCTGGAGCTCGACCCCCGTCACCGATCCGATTTTCACGTTCACCCGCGATGACGGAAACAGGGATCGTATTCTGCGGGTCAGTTCGCACTGAAAGGCCTCAACGACGGCATGGCCAATCTGCTGATCTTTATCGAGAGTAATGTTCACCCGAACGTTGCCCTCTTTTTTGATTCGTTCCGGAACAGGCGATGCTGAGAACACAACGGTAAATGCGTTGTTCTTGATTAAATTTCCCCGCGCAATCTCAGCAATCAAATTCAGGGCAATCTCACGATCTCTTTCCTGACACGTTCCTTCCGTCGTCAGTCGCGCAATCAGCTCGACTCGTTCAATCATGACCTGCTCGTTCAACTCTCTGTCCACACAACCTCCACCACGAGATACTGTATAAACATACAGTAGCACGTATTCATAAAAAGAGTGAAGCGAAAAATCAGAACCCTTCACGGTATGTACATGATATGGATGGAGATTAGCGGGCTCTCTGAGCGAAGAGATCCGTTAAATACCCAATACGTTCAAGGATTTTCCGCGCCTTTTGCTGGTAAGAGCACGGTGCCGGAAATAGCGATCCGTCAGCTGCGCCTCTGCACCATTTATCGTCAAAGCGGCTGATGCCTCCCGCCATAAGATGCAGGGCCTCTCCGCGGCTGATGGCGATTCCGGTGGCGAGCCGTATCTCATCGATCACCTTCTCCGGAACGCCGTTCTGCGGGTCGCTCGCGAAGACGACGGGCGACGACGCGCCAGGGCGAATGTATTTGATGCGTTCGGTTAACGCCCGTCTTGCACGTCGGCTGAGGGGTTGAGAAAGATCGGCCTGCGTACAGTTATTGACAGAACTCCGAGAGGATACGGGCGCGTCCTTAAGATCCGCGGCCCGCTTCGGCACAATTTTCCACTGCGTGAGTCGGGTTAAAATCGGACTGCCCGCGCCAACGGCAGGATCGTACACGCCGCGGATGCGGACCGTTTCCTCGCCGTACTGGTTAAACCCGGCGCGCGGCTCATACAGAGTGCGCACCTGTAAATCATCGCGACGCACAAACGGCCCGCCCTGCGCAGTGATGTAACCCGCCCAGTCCCCGGCGTCGGCAGCCTCATGGACGGCGGCAAACTCAACGCTCAGACCGCGCGCGGCCTCGGGATCCGCCAGACGCCGCAGCTCGCGGTAGACCGTTACCGGCGCGCCGCCGATAAACTGAAACTGGCGAATGTGCCAGCGCCCTGCCCAGGCCGACACGGCGGACGCCGTCTCCTTCAGCAGCCCGCCGCTTTCGTTATCGGTCTCGCCATCAAGCGCATAGCCGTCGATATTCTTTGAGATGTATTTGGCAATATAGCCGGTAGCGCTGCCATTCTGCGGATCGATCGCGTCCGCGTGAAAGCGCGCCTGTCTGGCGCTTTCGCTCTGCAGTTCAGCGCTCTCCTCCTGCCGCGCGTAGTCCCCGATAATCTGGCGAACGCATTCGACATCTTCCGGCAGCATAAACATCAGCATGTGCCAGTGGGGCGTACCGTCGTGATGGGGTTCCGCAACGCGGATACCGAAAATACGGAGCCCCTCACGGTGGAGCTTTGCGCGGATACGCGCCCACAGGCGAGTAAAGTAGCCTTGCGTATCCGCCGGACTGGCCCCGTTCCACTTCGCGTTGGGGTAACCTGATTTCAGCGTCGCGTGATACTGCGCGGGCGCGGTTAAGGTATAGAACTCGCCCACATAGCCCAGCGCCTCACAGATATTTTCAAACCCGCGGATGCGGGTCATCAGTTCACAGCGGCGTATCGCCGGGTTAGCCACCGAGGTATCGTATTTTTCAATCAGGCTGATGCGGTTGCCCTCTTCATCTTCCAGCTCCATGCCCTTGAGAAATTCGCGCGTGCGGCGCTTCTGCTCGCGCCACTCGGTCACGCAGCGTTTGCTCGCATACGCCGTTCTCCGTTTGCTGACGTTGCCGAGGGCAATCTGTAAATGCTCGCGCCAGGCAGCCGCGACCCGACGCAGACGCCCGCGCCACCACGCCTCGGAAAACATGCGAATCACCGCCGCAGCAACGTCATCTTTGTCAAAAAACGTCTTCGACACCCGCTCCCAGTGCGGAGGCGACACGTTGAACTGCCGGGCGATCAGCCCGGCGCGCTGATACCAGACGTACAGCGTCTGGTATTCACCCATCTCAGCATCCTTAATATTCGCCAGCTCGCCGCGAATAAAGCTGGCGATATCTGCGGCCAGCAGGTCGACGTCCGCGCGGGACATATCCGGAAGGCGGTTATAGCGGGCAACCAGTTCGACCATCCGCGAGGCGAGGTATTGCAGAAGCTGAGTGTCGAAATGGCTGTCAAACACGGCCCTGGAGACCTCGTCGTGCAGGCCTGTGCAGGCATAGCGTTCAGAGACCCGCCGCAGACGGGGTAACATCCTTTTGCAGAAGCGGATCAAAAAGGCGTTGGCCTGCGGGCTGCCCCGATGCTGTTCGAGGGCGTCAACCGTGCGCCAGACCTCGAAGCGTACGCAGTCGGGCTGCTGTGAGAGAGCCATTCTTGCCTGCAGCAGCGCCGCGAAAAGGCGATCGCGGCGCTGCTGTTGGTCATGGGTGAGATAAGGGCTAGCAATAGCCGACCGCGGGGCATTCCACGGATAAGCAAATGACGTAGCCAACTTATCCTCCCCGGACGTGTTTATTTTTCATCTCCGCGATCTCCTGGCAGGTGACGCACAGGGCCACGCCGGGCACCGCCATTCGGCGCGCCTCCGGTATCGGCGCCTCGCAGTCCTCGCAGAGGAAACGCGAAGGCGATGCGGGTCGTCTTCGGACGCGATTAATGTATCGCTCTCTGTCCTCCTGCTCGCGCGCCTGCGCAAGATCGATAAAATCGGCCATCAGTGCAGCTCCTGTGATTCACGCTCGTAGCGGGCCGCCTCGTGGCACAGCAGTTCGGCAACGTCTTCTCCGCTCATGCCGGTTTTATAGATATGGCTCGCCAGCGCCTCCAGGCGCAGGGAGACCGCGAGGGCTCGCGCGCATCGTTCCTCCGTTTTTGCCTCCATCAGCAGGCGCTTCAGTTCTTCACTTCCGATCGGATAAGGGCGGTTTTCACTGTTTCGCATCACGCGTTCTCCATAATTTCAGGCAATAGGGTGCCCGGCGGGTTTACGCCATTAGTTTTTTGGTTGGGTTATATCGGCATGGTCAGCCGTTCAGGAAATAAACTCACAACAGCACGAAAATGGTTCATGGCGTTAATCAGCGCCCGTTTCTCTTCGGTCGTCAGCTCGCTGATATCGCACTCATGACGGGCGACGGGCAATCTCGCCAGGAAAAAGATGGCGGCCAGCGCCCTGCTGTTCTCCTCAAAACAGGGATCGCGCCTATCGCGCAGCTCGGCCAAAAACCGCGCCAGCTCTTTTCCGCTATCGCTCCCGTATCGGGCGCGCAGCTCAGCGACGTGGTTAAGCCCGTTAAGACGCGCTCCCACGCTAAGTGGAACCCTTGCCCGGGCAGCTTCTATCGCCATATCTCCCCTCGCATAAATTCACGCACGCTAATGTGCTGAAAACGGGCACAGCACGGCTTTTTCCGCCGTTTGAGGATTGCGATTTCAGAAGCCATGCTGCATGATTCCCATTTTGATAAGGTCTGCAATCATTAGCCTCTGTTTGCCAACGTCTGCCGCTGATTGCCCGAATTTGTAATGATATTAATACCCAAATGGGTATTAGTAAACACTCAAAGGAACATATTTTGATTTTAGATTCTCAAGTGAATAATGAAGAGTTACTCGATAGAATCTGTCAGGTATATGGTTTCACGCAGAAAATCCAGCTGGCCCGGCACTTTAATATCGCCGCCAGCTCGCTTCAGAACCGCTACGCGCGTGGTACCGTCTCTTATGACTTTGCGGTTCAGTGTGCGCTGGACACCGGCGCGAGCCTTCGCTGGCTGATGACCGGACAAGGTGCGCAGTTTGAAGGTCACCCCGCGCCGGGCGATCCGGTTTCGGTTTCCACATTCACACTCGGTGATGGAAAGCTGGAAGAAAATACCATTTTGAGTATCGACTCTGCTTTCTTTAGCAAACCGCTGGCTCGCGGCATCGCCGTTCGGGCGGAGGGGAAGCTGCACTTTATTGAAAAAGACGCATCGTTAACCGACGGCCTGTGGCTGGTTGAGATTGAAGGCACCGCCAGCATCCGCGACCTAACGCTGCTGCCGGGTAAAAAGCTCCACGTGGCGGGCGGCAAGGTTCCGTTTGAGTGCGGTATCGACGAGATCAAAACGGTGGGCCGCGTGGTGGGGATTTACAGCGAGGTGAGCTGA